ATACAGATGGCCCTACGAAGGGTTAAACGAGTTACAGTTCCTTCGGCCATTTAAATCTCCTTATAAATAACAAGCGTAGACGGTGGTATCTGCCTTATCGCTTGCAGGTGTACCTGTGTAATCCAGGAATACGGCCCATTCACGAGGAATGGGGCAACTTAAAATTTGGGTAATGTTGCTGTTGGTTCCACCACCCGGATAAAGCAGATAGGTGTAGGTACCATTGGCAGAAATCGCGGCAGATGCGGCGAAGAAGGTAATGGCATTTCCAGCTCCGTCATAGATCAGGACCTTCGGGGTGATGGACAGGGTGCCGCCTTTGTTTGCGACTACAACGGTCAAAAGCAATCCGAGGGAGGTCGGATTGGAAAACTTTTGGCTTGTTCGATCTGCGGCAGTCTGAAGCTCGAGGGGCAACGCGGTAAACTGCATTGTCTTTTCCTTGGCTTGGATCTGTCCGTTAATTACGGTTTGAATGTGGGTCATTTATACTCCTATTTTGAAGAACTGTTGAAATCAGAATTGATTTTGTTCCACTGGGTTTTTAATTGATCATCACTCAAGTTCTTCGCCATAACTTCCTGTCGTGCCTTTGTTTCCTGCTCGGATTGACGTCGGTTTCTAAGAATCTCTGCCACGATTTTGGGTACTTCGGTCGGAATTCCAGCAGGAATTACCCACTCGAGATCCTTGATGCGGACGACCTCATTCATGATCTGAATGGTGGGTTGACCGCCCTGTCCGCTGATCGTAACCAGTTCACCAGGAGATAGTACGGTCTCCTTTGGCATTGTTTTGAGAACTTCAATGAGATGTAGCTTGGAGTGCACGGCTTCTGCCTGGGCTTTTGCGACCGCATCTGTATATTCGTTCATCCCTTTGACCAGAGTTTTGTTCGTAGGATCTTTGAGACCCTGGGCCTTATCCAGCACCTCTTGAATGAAGCCCACACGATCAGCTTCGTACTTCTCTGCCGTCTTGTCCATCTCGTCCATGCGTTGACGCAATCTGGCAACTTCTCCTGATAATTGGGTTTGGTTATCCAGAATGGAATTCTGCCCGCGAACAAGCTGTTGAAGAGCCAGGGCAATGTCAAGGGCTTCCTTATTACTACCTTTTACAAAGTCCTCAGAAAGCATAGCTCGAACGGCAGGATCTTCACCCACGCCGTCCATTCTGACGGTCTTGCTTAAGGCTTCTTCGGAATTATCCCGCCGAGTACGTTGTTTCGACATGTTTCTTGGTGTCCTCTCTGATCAAAGACGGATCGAATTCGATATCGTCGTTGTCAATAAAGTAGGTATCATACAGACGGGTAAGGTTTTCTGTTTCGAGTTTTGCGCCGCGAACCACATTTACCAACCCCATTTGTTTACCATACATTGCAGAGATTTCGTCTCGTTTGGCTGGATCCATTTCCACGGTGGCGGCTAGTTGCACCTGTCCGGTAAGATTGTCCAAAGCTTGTTGTTCTTTCTTCAATTGCAAATCCAAAATGGCAACTCTCATGTCAAGCTGTTGTCTGTATCCAGTTCTCATATTTTGGTATCCATATAGTAAACTTTTTCTCAGTGTGCTTTCCTTGGGGAGATAAATGTCCAATCCCTTGCCCTGATATAGACCCATGAGGTATTCAGCATTGGGGCGTTGATAGCTATACTCGGTATTCGTTCCCATTTCGAAACCGTAAATCTCAACTCGCTTGAATCCCATTAAATATGCCAGGGACAACATATACGCAAATGAACTGGCAAAATATTTCTGTCCGTTCAGGGGGAGAAGATTGGTTACGTCATTCAAAGGGAATTCAACTGAATTGGGAATGTCGTCCCATTGTTTCTGCATAAATATTGACTTTACCGTAGATCGGTTTGCCGGAGGAGTATATACCCCATCCACGCATCTTCCACCCGCTCCCTGGGATAGTTTTCCAGTGCCTTTGCAGTTTACGCAAGGGCCTGATTTGTTTTGTAGCCATAGTCCATGGTTGGGATCGTTGGCATTGTCAAGACGGAACACGTCCCATCTCGGGTGGATTTGGAATAGTCTATCAAACCTTTTCACCCACGGGAAACTGTATCCCTCATTTAAAATCCAGATTTCATAATCTGGATCATCCCAAGGGGCAAGATCTCGCGTGGTTGGAGCAAATGCTACAAGGGCCACCTTATCTTTGGTTCTCTTGGGGATATTTGAATTTTCTTTCATTTCGCCTCCTAAATTTAAAATGGGAGGTGGTTTTTGCCACCTCCCATTATTTTACCATATCTTACAGGTAACTTGCAGGTACATAAGAGAGGTAAACCTCGAGCTGTCCTGCGGTCGTTGTGCCGGCGGTGTAGGTCAGAATCGCAAACCCACCGGAGTCGGGAGTCAAAGCCCAACCAGTTGTAGGCTTGAAACCGGAGCTCTGAAGAGCGGTGTTTGCCGCATCCCAGATGGTTTCGGTGCCTGTATCGTTCGGGATAGTGATGGTGGCTGTCGCGGCCGCCGAAGATCCAGAGGCTTCGAACGCAGTCTTCACACGAACGAGCATGCTTGTGATCAGAACGTTGCCAGGGATTTCGAACAGGTTAACAGTACCAGTATCCGAGTAATTTACCGCATCGGACTTGACCCATTGGGGAACTCGCTTGGCTAATTCAGCCAGAGGCAAGGGAACCTGAACAGGAACAAGGATTACGGGTTTAACTGCAGCATCTTGAGCCATTTAATCCTCCTTAGTCAGCAAGGATTGCGTAATCAAGATAAACGTGAGTCAATCCTGCGGCCAATGTAGCACCAGCCACGGTAGCGAGAAGAGCCTGTGCACCTGCGTAAACGTAGGGGACAGTCAAGCCGGTGGAAGCAATCAACACTGCACCACTTGAGGCGGGGTTGATCGTGGTGTCATCGAAATAGCGGGCGGCTGAGTCAGAATCACCAAGGGTGATGGTAACGGAACCTGTCCAGGCTGTTTCGGTCTGTGTCCACATGCCGAAAACCACAATGGGTTGATCGACATTGACGAGAGTATAGGTACCAATATCACCAACAACCACATCGTTGCCGGTATCGGAACCCACTGTAATGTGAGCAAGTTGGCGTTCAGCAGGGACATATCCCTTGAAGACTTCACCAATTGCGGGAATATTCTTAGTAGGCATTCGTAATCTCCTTAAGTAGGGAGGGTAAAAATACCCTCCCCGTTAGATTAGTCGTCGCTGAAAGCGTTGGTGTGTTCGAGGTCGAGCAACCATGCGGAGTTCAAAACCGCACTCTGCAGGGACATCTTCCAACCAATCGTTGCACGTTGGTTGATGGGGTCAGCAGTACCGGCGGAGCCGAGCTGTTTCACGATCAATTCAACGGGCTTGACAGACTTGCCGGTCATACCAGTCAAGTTGCTGGTGCCGCTTCCGTCTTCCATCAGGTTGGGGAAGGAGCCAGCCATACCAACATGACCATAGGCTTCCTTGGCGATGAACAGCATGGAGTAAACATCGGTTGTGGAACCGACGCCACCGTCAGCATATTCACGAGCATTGGAGGTCACATAGATCTGGCACTGCATAATACGACCCACCAGACCGGAGCGGAGAGCTTCGCCGCCACCGTCTCCATGAATGAAGAGTTGGACGAAGGTCGGGTCCTGCATGAGGGTGGCCCAGGTGTGCTATTTGTTACTCAAACTTTTTTAACTTACGTGTTAGATTATATAATTCTTCTAATCTAACTTTTTCACCTTCTGTTGTGTGCCCTACTTTATCTTTTCTTAGATTTGATGCTTCTCTTACCGCTTCTATTTGTTGTAATTTCCTACTCGGTAGATTAGATTTGAGAAGTTGGTCACACACCCACACAATTTCTGCTTTATTTGACAGCGTCCATTGGTATGCAGGTTTACTTTTTTGGTCTTTATTTTCTATATACACCAGAGTACCGCCGATGTTTTCTTGGATGTTTTTAAGTATTTCTACATCGTCTGCTCTAAGTTGTATTCGTAATCTCGGCCTGTAAAATATTCCTCGGTCTCGACTATAGCGTTGGATGTCAGCACATCCTTCACCCCAAAAAAGTCCTCTGAATTCACTTATCCAGTCTTGATTTATCATAATGAAGAATCTCCATATCGTAAGTTTAGTTTGGAAGAAATCACTTCGGATTTCTTTCTTACAGTTGAATTCCTGTAAGTTCAGACTGTTGCATCGGAATTGGGTTCCGTCTTCTCGCTCAGTCGTTGTAGCCGGTATCTCTTTCGAGAGGAACCTTGCTAGGCGTTGGCAATCTCAGCGTTCGCCGTATATCAGAGAAGATTTATAAGGCACCCCCACTTTAGTTGGGACTAAATCCTAAAGGGTGCATGATACAAATATAATCACTACCGACAGCGGGCATAGCATTGGAAGCCGACAAAGTAGCCACAGCCTTCACGAAATCAGCATAGCTGACGTTGTGCAGAGGGGCATCGAGTGAAGAGCGACCAGCGGCATTGCCGGAATAGTCCTTGCTAGCACCGGCAGTAATGACGTTGCGGACAAGGGTATCTGCAGACAAACCGGCCTGTTCGCCGAGGATGCTGGAGATTTCGGAAATCAGCGGATCGAACACCGTCATTTCCAATTCATCAGTATGACCGATCCACGCACCATAGAACAACGGGGTGATCGTGGTGAGGGTCAAGCTGGGGGCAGCCTGCTCAGCCGGAGTTGTGCCTTCGGTGAGGGGCGTGGTGTTCACATTCAGTGAACCATACTTGCGGAGCTCATAAGAACCATACTTGTTCAAACGAGCGGTTGTTCCCCAACGGCCATGAACCAGGCGGGGGAGGGCACGAGTGAGCAAGCGACGTTCATATTGCGTTTTAATCGCATCGCTCATCGTAGTTTGAGTTAACTCAGACATTGAATACTACTCCTTATTAGTTTGGAATTAATGATACTGGAAGCCTTCCGGATTCCACTGCGCGGTAAATTTCTTCGTCGGTGCCGTACTTCTTATGAAGATCGTCCCACGTAGGTTTCAGTCCAATCGGGGACTGAACACCCGCGCTTGTCGCCACAGGGGGCGCGGTCGGGAGAGTTGGAGGAGTTGCCACTTGCGGAGAAGCTGTCCCTACTTTGCTCTTCAATTCCTCGTAGGAATTGAGCAAGGCACGGAATCCACTTTGGAACAATTCATCGTATCCCTGGTCTAAAACTAATTCATTCATCGGAACTCCCTTGCTGGTATAAAATGCAATTGCTTGCAAAGAAGC